GGCCGATCGCATCGCGCAAGAGTCGGCCGAGACCCAGCGCCGGCTGAACGCCAACCTTGAAAGGATGTCCCGTGAACTCGTTGCCCGCGCGTCTGCTTCTCGCCGCTGTTTCTCTGGCAGCGTTGCCAGCCTGCTCGACGCTGCCAGCACGGTGCGAGGTCCAACCCCCGTCGGTGATCCGCCCGGCGCCGCTGCCCCCGAACCTGCGAACCCTGCCCCCGCTGCTGCCCCCGATCGAGAGGGATCTGTCTCCGAGCTCGCCGCAGCCCGCGCAATAGGCCAGGCGCGCACCGCGTTCATGGCCTGCCGGGACCAGCTGCGCGGGGTCATCACGGCCACTGGTAACGAGGTGATCGAGTGAGCAAGCGCACCGGGCCGCGGTCCGACATCGACTGGTTCATCGTCCGGCGCGCCTACGAGTCGGACAACTTCTCGCTGACCGACATCGCGGCGAAGGCGGGGATCGCTGAGAGTTCCATCACCCGGCGCGCCAAGAAGGAAGGATGGGTGCGCGGTGGCCTGAACGCCGTTCTGACCAAGGCCACCGAGGTCGAACTCGCCAAGCGCGTGGGCGATCGCATCCTGACCCCGGAAGCGGTCGAAGAGGCGGTCAAGAACACGGCCGAGGTCATCAAGACGCATCGCCAGGTGTCGCGCGCCGGCCGATCGCTGGTGGCCAGCCTCATGAATCAACTGCTCGAGGCGTCCGAGAAGCGCGCCGAGATCGAAGACGAGGTCGTCCTTGAGACGATGGGCGACCGCGACCTGATGCGGCGCCAGCGCATGCTCGACGCCGTGTCCCTGCCTGGCCACGCCAACACGCTGAAGACCCTGTCGGTGGCCGCAGCCAACTTCATCAAGCTCGAGCGCGAGTCGTTCGGCCTGGACTCGCTCAAGCCGGGCGAGACGGGCGGTGCGGACGAACCCTACGATCCGACCAAGGAAGTGCCCAGCGACGCCTATCGTCGCATGGTGGGCTGATGCCGATCCCGCAGGGCTTCGACTGGAAGAATCCGGATTACAAGGCCGTCTTCGAGGCGCGCATCGCCGCGCTCGAGCGCATCCGGGGCGAGGCGCGCGAGAACAAGCAGGCTATCCCCGCACTGAAGGCCTTCTACAAGGACAACCCGGTCGCGTTCATCAACGACTGGGGCATGACCTTCGATCCTCGCAACGCCGAGGTCGGACTGCCCACGGACATCCCTTTCCTGCTCTTCCCCAAGCAAGAAGAGTTCGTCAATTGGACGGTGGATCTGTGGCGCAACCGCAAGAACGGCATGGCCGAGAAGTCGCGCGACATGGGCGCCTCCTGGCTCGTGGTGGCCATCGCGGTGTGGGTGATCGTTTTCTATCCGGGCACGATCGTGGGCTTCGGCTCGCGCAAGGAAGAGTACGTCGACGACGGCGCCAACATGAAGGCGATCTTCCCCAAGATCCGCTTCTTCATGGAGCGCCTGCCGCGCGAGTTCCGCCCTGCCGGCTACGACTCCAAGAAGCACGCCACCTACATGAACATCGTCAACCCGGACAACGGGGCGGCGATCATCGGCGAGGCGGGCGACAACATCGGGCGCGGGGCCCGGGCCTCGATCTACTTCGTGGACGAGGCGGCCTACCTGGAGCGGCCGGCCAAGGTCGAGGCGGCACTGTCGCAGACGACTAACTGCCGCATCGACGTCTCCACCGTGAACGGCGAGGACAACCCCTTCGCGCAAAAGAAGTTCGCCGGCAAGATTCCGTGCTTCACGCTGCACTGGAAGGATCACCCGGCCAAGGACGACGCCTGGTATCGCGCGCAGGTGGAGAAGATCGACGACCCGGTGATCATCGCCCAGGAACTCGACATCGACTACATGGCGTCATCCACGAACCAGTTCATCACGGGCAACCTGGTGGACGAGGCGATGGGGCAGGACTCATCCAAGCTAAAGCCGATCGGCCCGCTGAAGATGGCCGTGGACGTCGCGCGCGGGGGCGGCAACAAGAGCGTGATCGCGCTGCGCCAGGGCCGGGTGTGCTTCTGGATCAGGGAGCGCGACCTGCACGACTCCATCGAGGTCTCCGACTGGGTCATCTCCGAGTGCGCGGCGCTGCCCAAGCTGCCCGATCAGATCGCGGTGGACGTGATCGGGGTTGGGTCGGGCGTCTACGACACCATCCGCGCGAAGTACCCCGAGCGTGCGTACGCGGTGAACTCGTCGGGCAAGTTCGACGAACCGCCGCTGGTCGAGGGCGATGGCCGGCGCCCCTACAACATGCGCGCCCGCATGTGGCAGGGCCTGCGCGCCTGGCTGAAGGACGGCCCAGTGTCGATGCCCAAGGAATTGAAGACGAAAACGCAGATCACCGCACCACGCTACAAGTACCGCAACGAGTTGCTGCTGATCGAGTCCAAGGAAGAAATGCTCAAGCGCGACATCGAGTCGCCCGACCGCGCCGATGCCCTGGCCATGACGTTCGCCAAGGACTGCGACGAGATCCGCGAGCGCACCGAGCGGCGCGAGCGCAACTGGCGGCTTGCGTGAGGTGTAATCGGATTACACCCCTTCAGTTTAGTCGGGTATTCCGATAGCCAAATTCGCGCCCTCATGTTGGCACTGCTTTGCACGTCTGCTATACCCGCCCCGCCATGAGCGACATCCTGCTGAGTTCCAACGGTCTGCCCCTGCACTGCTTCGGCGCGAAAGCCTGGAAGCAGTTCGAATACAAGGGCTACGTCATCTCGCTTGAGATGGTGGCGAAGGAACCCGCCATGGTGATCTGGCCAGCCGGTGCGTTAAAGGGCGCTGGCGTCTACGCCGTGTGCCTGTCGGCCTTCCCGTACTGGATCACCGAGTCGGGCCGGCCCACGCGCCAGGCCTTTACCATGGCCGCCAAGGGCTTGCTCGCCATGGAGCGCCAGCCCCTGGACATGGAAGTGCGCACGCTCGTTGACGTGGTGCTGCGCCACATCCCCGACGTCTATCGCATGCCCGCCTTCAGCACGAAGCGCGCACGCATGTTCGAGACCGAGACCATGGTGGACGGCCGCAAGGTCGCCGAAGGCGCGGTCTGATGGCCGAGAAGATGTCCGAGTTCCAACGTCTGGAGCGCCTGAAGGGCTGGCGCGATCAGGAGTTGGCGCGCCAGGCATCCAACCGATTTCAGATGGCGCTGGACGAGGACTTCTACGACGGCCTGCAATGGTCGCCCGACGAAGCGGCCGAGTTGCTGCGCCGCGGCCAGGCGCCGGTGGTCTACAACCAAATCAAGCCGACGATCGACTGGCTGCTGGGCACCGAGCGGCGCATGCGCACCGACTACAAGATCGTGCCCACCGGCAAGGGCCCGGACGATCTGGAGATGGCGCAGGCCAAGACCAAACTGGTCAAGTACATCCAGGAGCAGAACCGGGCCAATTTCCGCCGATCGGCTGCGTTCGAAGAGGCGGTCAAGGCCGGCGTGGGCTGGCGCGAGGTCGGCGTGCGTGCGGACCCCGAGGACGAGCCGATCTATGTCGGGTCGGAGTCGTGGCGCAACATCCTGTACGACTCGCTGTCCACCGAGCCCGACTACTCCGACGCACGGTATCTCTTCCGCCTGAAGGTGGTCGACACCGACATCGCCATTGCCTACTTCCCCAAGAAGGAAGAGCAGATCAAGGCCGCGGCCGAGTCCACGCTGCGCCAGGGCGGGTTCGATTGGTGGTTCGGGCGCCGCCTGTCCGACCTGGACGACGATCCCACGCTCGCACTGCCCTCGAGGTTCAGCCAGTTCGACGCCGCGGCATGGATCTTCAACCCGCGCGAGCGCGTGACGCTGTACGAGTGCTGGTACTTCGAGCCCACGGTGGAGACCACCAAGCTGGGCGCCGGCACGTTCGATCGCATCCGCATGAAACTGCGCTGCGCGGTCTTCACCGACAGCGCGATCCTGGTCGACGGCGAGTCGCCCTACAAGCACAACAAGATTCCGTTCTCTCCGGTCTGGTGCTATCGCAGGAAGCGCGACAACGCCCCCTACGGCGTGATCCGCAACATCCGCGGCCCGCAGGAGGCGCTGAACAAGCGCCAATCGAAAGCCCTGTGGGCGATCAGCGTCAATCAGGCCACCATCGAGAAGGGTGCGATCGACAACGCGTCGATGGACCTGGAGGAGATCCGCGAGGAAGTCTCCGCGCCTGATGGCATCGTGGTGCTGGCCGATGGCGGTTCAGCCAAGTTCCGCCGCGAGAAGAACCTGGACGTGGCCCAGGCGAACCTGGCCATGGCCGAGCGCGATCAGATCGCCATCCGCGAAGTCGGTGGCGTCACATCCGAGAACCTGGGCCGCGACACCAACCTGGTGAGCGGCATCGCCCTGGAGCGCAAGCAGCAGCAGGGCCAGCAGGTGACCGCGCAACTGTTCGACAACCTGCGCCTGGCCGACCAACTGGTGGGCGAGCAGATGCTCGCGCTGGCCGAGCAGTATTACACCGAGCCCAAGGTGTTCCGCGTGACCGGCGAACGCTCGAAACACGAGTTCGTCGAGATCAACAGTATTGATGAGACGACTGGTCAAGTCATAAATCCAATATCTGCGTTCAAGTCACAGTTCATTATTGACGAGCAGGATTACCGTGCGTCGCTGCGCCAGGCTATGTTCGAATCGTTGATGGACTTGCTGGCGAAAATCGCCGCCATCAATCCGCAGTTCGCAGCCAACACGCTAGACGTGGTTCTCGAATACGCGGACGTACCGGGCCGCGAAACCATCATCAAGCGCATTCGCGACTTGAACGGGCAGCGCGACCCCGAGTCGCCGATGACGCCCGAGGAAGAACAGCAGAAGTCCGCCCAGCAGCAGATGACTGCCGAAACGGAAAAGCTGAATCTGGACCTGCTTCGCGCCAAGGTGACCGAGCTACAGGGCAAGGCCAAGAAGATGGACGTCGATGGCGTCTTGCAAGGCATCACTGCTCTTTACACTGCGTTGCAGGCCGGCCAAGTGGTCGCCACCGTCCCCGGGGTTGCCCCGGTGGCCGACGAGATCGCCAAGTCGGCGGGCTTCAAAGACATGCTGGGAGCCGACCCCAACATCCCCCAATTGAACGTGCCGCCGGCTACGCCTGCGACCATGGCGGCCACGCCTGGCGCCGAGTTGATGCAGACCGACGGTGCGACGCAAGGAATCCAGACGGTTTCGGCCGATGGTGTAACGGTGTGACCAAAAACCAGAATGACACAGGAGAAAACGATGTCCGCTGATGATCTGCTCTCTGCCGAAGAGCGCGCGATTCTCGCCGCCGGTGCGACCGAAGAACCGGTCGACCCCGAGGCAATCGCGCCGGCCGAGGCCGTCGCCACCGCGACCGACGATGCTGCGACTGATGACGCAGCCCCCGAGGCCGTGGAGCGCCCCGAGACCGCACCGGTGTTCGTGCCGCAGTTCCCCGCCGAGGAAGTGCCGGCAAGCCGCCTGGCGGACCTGCGCAAGCAGGGCCAGGACTTGCGCAAGCGGTGGTCAAACGGCGAGATGGACGACGAGGAATACAACGCCCAGGCCGAGAAGCTGGACGCCGAGCGCGATGAGGCGGCGGCCGCGCAGATCCGCGCGCAACTGCGCAACGAGATCAGCCAGGAGACCGCGCAGCAGTCGTTCGCCTTCCAGCGTGGCCTGTTCCTGAAGACCATGGAGCGCACCGACGGCGTGCCCTACGTCTCCAACGAGATCGTGCGCAGCGCGTTCGACCGCGAGTTGTCCAAGGCCGGCCAGCGCGCCGTGAAGGACAACCCGGACGCCACCGCCGAAGAACTCTTCGCCGAGGCTGACAAGGCCGTGCGCGAGCAGTTCGCAGCACTGGGCACCACGTTCGGCAAGAAGGCCGCAGCGACCCCGGCAGCAGCGACCCCGGCAGCAGCGGCAGCAGCGGCCCCGCGCAACGTGCCCAAGACGCTGGCCAACCTGCCCGCGGCCGCGCCGATCGACACGGGCTCGCAGGCGCAACTGTCGCAGCTGGCAACGCTCGAGGGCGAGGACTTCGAGATGGCCGTGGCCAAGCTCGCGCCGGCCGAGCGGCGCCGCCTGATGGACTCGGCAAACTGAGATGGGACAGCGCCGGTTAGTGGTCGAGATGACGGCAGGCGAACGGTTGAAGATTGACCGTGGTCGCATTGCCATAATTCTTGAGCACAAATCCGGCCAACGTGCAAGAATCAGAATCGAGGCTGACCAATCTGTGGAGATTGGAACGCCGCAACAAACAGAGGCAGCGCGACTCGCGAGGCCTGTAGGCGCGGGGTAGTTCTCCCCGTATGTTGATGGGCGCGCAGGAGTGCGCCGTGTGCAATCTCATAGGAGAGACACATGGCACGCACTGCAATCCTGCCGACCGACCCGGCGGCCGTCAAACTCTTCTCGGCTGAAGTCGCGGTTGACGCAGCCAAGAAGGGCTACTTCAGCGGCAAGATGGAGGGCTCTGAAGCCCAAAAGCTTCCGCTGGTCCGCAAGACCGACCTGGAATCGGGTGCTGGTGACGAAGTCACCATGAACCTGGTCGCCAAGCTCGTCGGCCAACCGATCCAAGGCTCCGAAAAGCTCGAAGGCCGTGAGATGCGCCTGCGCAACTACACGGACAAGCTGCGCGTGGACAAGTTCCGCAACGGCGTGAACATCGGCGACGTGATGGATCAAAAGCGCGTGAAGTTCTCGCTGCGCGAACAGGCCAAGGCCCGTCTGACCGACTACATCGCCGAAGTCGAAGACGAGATGAAAATGATGTACATGGCCGGCGCCCGCGGTGTGGGCACCGAGATCCAGCATTTCCCCACCGACTGGACCGCGTTCCCCAACGCCTTCGAGGCCCCGGACGCCTACCACCTGATGTACGGCGGTGACGCGACGGCCAAGGCCAACGTGGACAGCGCCGACAAGATCGGCCTGGCCGTGCTGGACCGTGCCAAGGCGCGCGCCAAGAAGTTCATGGGCGTTGAGGGCGCTGGCGCCAAGACCACGCCGGTGGAGATCCAGGGCGGCCAGCACTACGTCGCGCTGCTGTCGGTTGAGTCGGAATACGACCTGCGCCGCGAGACCGGTGACATGGGCTGGCTTGCCATCCAGAAGGCTGCGGCCGCCGCCGAAGGTGCCAAGAACCCGATCTTCACCGGGGCGCTGGGCATGTACAACGACGTCATCATCCACAGCCACGAGAACGTGATCAAGTTCACGGACTACGGCGCTGGCGCGAACGTGCCGGCCTGCCGCAACCTGTTCATGGGCGCGCACTGCGCAGCGGTGGCCTACGGGTTCAAGGGCAACGGTGGCGTGCGCTACCAACTGTCCGAATCGGGCCTGGACCATGACGAAGAGACCGTTGTCCACTTCCGCACGATCCTGGGTATCAAGAAGACCCGCTTCAACAGCATGGACTTCGGCCTGCAAACGATCGACTGCGCCTTCACGGCGATCGTCTGATCGTGCTTCGGGGGGCTTGCCGCCCCTTGAACTGTCCACCCCCGAATTTAGGAGAGAAACATGGCAGCCGTTCTGCAATCCCGCCAGGTCAAGAACAACAACGCCCCGCTGACTGCGGACGGCGCTGAACCCGTTGTTCTGACCGGCACCCTGACTCTGACCGCCGCACTGGTGGTCAATGATCTGCTCGAGATGGTGATCCTGCCCGCCGGCTATGTGCCCGTGGACGTGACCGTCGCCACCGAGGATCTGGACTCTGGCGGTTCCCCCGCTGTCGTGCTCAAGGCTGGCGTGATGGCCGGCACCCCGCGCGACACGACCCTGGCCAATCGCACCACCGGCGCCGAGATCTTCACCGGCAAGACCGTTGGCCAGGCCGGCGGCGTGCAGCGCGCCGACGTCGCCGACATCTTCCTGCTGGCCCCGAGCACGTCGGACCGCTCGCTGGGCATCCAGGTGACCACTGCGCCGCAGACCAGTTCCACGACCGCGAAGATTCGCATGGTCGTGACGGCCCGCCCGCAGCTGCACGGCGAGTAATCGAGTCTCCTCCCGGGGCTAATCCCGCCCTTGGTTCCCCCGGGGTTCGTCCCCGGGGTTTTTTGACGCAGGAGTGTCTAGATGTTCATCGAATGCACGATCCGCCGAAAGCTGGGCACCCACCCGGAAATCGACGGCACGACCTACCACTTCATGCCCATCGCCACCGGCGAGCATGTGGCCATCGTCCCCGACGAAGCGCACGCCGAACGACTGCTGGCCATCCCCAGTTTCCGGGAATTCCCGGAAGGCCGCGTGGAGTTCACCCCCATCGAGCCGCCGCCGGAGAAGGTCGAACCCGAACTGGTCGGCACGCAGGTAGCAACCCCGAACGTGGCCGACATGAGCCGCGATCAACTGATCGCCTATGCCGACCTGATCGGCATGCGCAAGCCGCACCCGGCGATCGGCACCGACAAGTTGCGCGGCAACGTTGCCGCCTTCCTCGAGTTGCGCGCCTCTGGCGACAACGACGACCCGGTCGAGCCGGAAGAAGACCCCAAGGAGTAACGCATGGCACTCACGGCGACCGATGTGCTGACCCGCGCGTCAGACATCATCCAGGATCAGACCAACATCAAGTGGCCGCAAGAGGAACTGCTGCGCTACCTGAACGACGGCCGCCGTGAAGTCGCCATTGTCCGCCCCGACCTGTACGCCACGTCGGTGGCTCACGTTCTCCTGGCCGGCACCAAGCAGGCAATCCCCTCCGATGGCCTTCGGTTCATCGACGGCGTGCGCAACGTCACGTCGGGCGATGCCGTGGGCAAGGCGGTGCGAGTGGCCGAGCGCGAGATCCTGGACGCGCAGCGCCCCGGATGGCACACCGAAGCCGCATCGGTGGACATCAAGCACTTCATGGTCGATGAGCGCAACCCGAAGGTGTTCTACGTCTACCCGCCGGCCACCGCCGGCCACAAGATGGAGATCGTCTACCTGAAGACGCCCACCGACATCGCCATCGGCAATATCGGCTCGACCCAACTGTCCGAGGAAGACGTCTACGTCGGCGCCCTGGTCGACTACGTGTGCTACCGCGCCTTCTCCAAGGACAGCGAGTACGCGGGCAATGCCGATCGCGCCACGCGCCACGCCGCGGCCTTTGCCGCCACGCTGGGCGTCGGTCGCAAGGTCAGCCTGGGCAACACCCCGAACCAAGCCAACGTCGGCGGGATGCCGCCGCGGCAGACCGCGTGAAGACCTGGGCACAAGCCGAGGGGCTCGTGGCAGTGGATCTGCCCGGGGCCGTCTGGCCCATGGTGGAGGACTCGCTGCGCACCGTGGCGCGCGACTACTTCGGACGCACGCTGGCCTGGCGCACCACGCTGGACCCGCAACTGTCGGCTGTCGGGGTGTGGGAATACGACGCGGTCGAAGAGACCGGCGCCGAGCCCGTCAAGATCCTTGCCGCCACCTACGACAAGTCGCCCTTGCGCCCGCTCACCACCCGCGAGTTCATGCTCGAGCGCGCGCAGGTGGCGGGCAACGGCAACCCCGAGTTTCTGTCCTACAACGGCGAGTCGCTGCTGCTGTGGCCCCCGGCCATGGTTGCTGGTCGCCAGATTTGGGTCGAAGCCGCGCTGCGCCCCAGCCTGACGTCGCGGGGTCTGCCCGATGAGGTCTGGTCCGAGCACATTGACGCGCTGATCGAGGGCGTCAAAGCAAAGTTGAAGCTGATGAAGGACATGCCCTTCACCGACTACGAGGGTGCGCGCGTGGCCGCCGCCGTTTACCGCGATGCCATCGGGTCCGCCGGTGTCGCTGCCACCAAGGGTTACACCCGAGCCAGGACGAATTCGACCGCACGGTTCTTCTGATGCCCACCATCAAGATTGCAGAGGTCGGCGGCATCCGCCCGTCGGTGGACACCAGCAAGCTCGAGGACCGCGAGGCCGTTCGCGCCGACAACCTGAACCTGCGATTCGGCGACATCCGCCCGCAAAACGCCGACTCCGTCGCGGTGGCCACCATCGCCATCTCCAACCCGCTGACCATCTACCGGTTCCAGCGCGTCTTGGGCGGCGCGTTCAACACCGACCCTTCCACCGGCTGGGTCGTGAAGGCCGGCGACATCGACTATGTCCGCGGCCAGATCTTCGATGACACCACCGAGCGCACCTACTACACCGGCGACGGCGCCCCCAAGGCGACCGACCTGACCGGGGCGGTGCGCCAGCTTGGGGTGCCTGCCCCTGCGGCGCCCGTGGCCACCGTCACCGTGGTCGACGAGTACACCATCGAGGAGCGCACGGGCGACATCGCCCACATGATCGACACGATCGAGTGGTGCATCAAACTGGGCTTGCCGACGTCCCCGCAGTGGTTCGGCGCCACCAACGCGGGAACCCTGTCGCTCACCCAGCGCACCACGGCCAAC